TGATAGAAAAGCTGCAGATACTGCTTTAGATACCAAGTTTACTAAAGCTGTAAACGATGAAGCAACTGCTCGTACTTCTGCTGATACTAAATTGGGTGCAAGGATTGATAAAGAGATTGCTGATAGAAAAGCTGCAGATACTGCTCTTGATACTAAACTGCAGAATAACATTAACACTCTAAAAGCTAAGCATGATGCCTTTGTAGCAACTAAGGGTAAGGCTGATGGCTTTGCTCCATTGGATGGGAATGGGTTAGTACCTGCTAACCATTTGCCTTCATATGTAGATGATGTACTTGAAGTATATGCTACCTATGATGTAAGCTCCACTGGAGGTCTTACTAATGTTCAATTGTATACGAATGCAGGTCACCAAACTCCCGTAGTTGGAGAATCTGGTAAGATTTATATAAATGTTGCCGATGGTGAACCTCCATACCAATTCCGTTGGTCAGGTACTAAATTCGTAGACAGTAATACTTCGTCTCTTATCATTGGGGAAATTGCAGGTACTGCTTTCGAAGGTAGTAGAGGTAAGCATCTTGAGGATGTGGTATCTAGCATGCCTAAAAATTTAATTAGTAAGGTTTCAATAGCTAACAAAAATAAGAGTAATATTATTATCTTATGTAACTATTCTGCTACGGATGGTCAAGGGCATTACATTGATAAACCCGATGGGATGGTAATCCCTCTAACTCCAGCCACTACTCGAGAAGCTGGTCTGATGGATGCCGATAGTGTAATAATGCTTAATCAAACCTTACCAGATGCTATTGAAGCTGAACAAGAGGCCCGTATTGCAAAAGATAATGCTCATGATAAGCTGATTAATAGTTTACCGAATGAAATAATGACGGTAATTAACTCTATTAATCCAGCTGCGGGTTATCTCATTCTAAAATATTTTAGATGGGTAAAGAATACTAAAGAAGGTTCATATGCTAGAGGTACTGATGTAAATGTTAATATCCCTGCAGCAACCAAAACTGCTGCTGGTGTAATGACGGCATCCGATAAAACTAACCTGGATAATACGGTACAAGGCTTGGCAAATGAGATTACGGATAGAACCAATGCTATCAATTCTCTTCGTACAGAATTAAAAACTTACGTAGATGGATTGATTGCCGATAAGGGTCCAGATATAACTGCCCTGGAAACTAAGGTAAATAATCACATTGCCAATAAATCTAATCCTCATACAGTTACTAAGGCTCAAGTTGGTTTGGGTAATGTTAACAATACATCGGATGCAGATAAACCAGTATCTACTGCTCAGGCTGCTGCTATTGCCGATGCTAAGGCTGCAGGTACTGCTGCTCAAACTGCAATCAATAAACATGCAGGTCTAAGGAATAATCCTCATGTAGTTACTCGAGCTCAGTTAGGATTGGCAACTACAGATAATGTAGTATTTGCTAAGACCACGGCTCCTTCTGGTTTCTTCAAAGAATCTTCAGATGTTCGACTCAAATCTAACATTAAGGATTTGAATCATACTCTGGAACAGATTTGCCAGATACCAACCAAGTCATTCGAAATGCTTGGTAAAGAGGACGAGGGAACTATTGCTCAGAACCTCGAAGGCTTAGGATTTGGTAAATATGTGGAAGAAGTTCCAGTAGAGAAATCTACGGTACCTAATCCAGAGGAATTCGAAACCTTGGAAATCAACGGAGAAGAATACATACTCGTAAAACAAGTTAAATATCACAAGATGTCAACCTTGGCAATCGAAGGTGTTAAACTTCTCTACGATGAAATCAAGGCTTTGAAGGCAGAGATTCAGGAACTTAAAAACAAATAAATCTTATGGGAGAGATAGCAACCTGGAGTGCTGTCAAAAGTAAAGTAGGCCTTGGTAAGGATGGTAATGACTGTCCTACCAAGGCTGAATTGTTAGCACTCTCCCCTACAGGAACAGGGGAAAATTATGTGGGGTTGGAACTATCCAATGCCGGTTCCTATGGAAATAACGAAACAGTAAAGTTAGAGGATATTCATAAGGTAACTTGGAAATATACTTTTACTTTTTGGACAGATACTTTGAATTTCTCGGCTTTAGGCGGAGAACCTACTAATGAGAAGCCTTGGTTTGGGGCTACTTCTACTAGAACTAAATATTTGGATGGTGTAGCTACTAGTACTGTAGAGAGTGTTGGATATAGTTATTCGGGCAGACCTTCTTGGGTAACTTGGGTAGACGGTACAGGTTGGAGAGCTACCGAGAATCTTGAGTTAACTGCCAGGTCTAAAACTGACGGTACTCTCATACAACAAGGTTCAGGTAAAACCTATACTGTCAAATGGTATCAGGAAGCTGCATCTCAATCTTGGCGTTATGTTTGGAGTTTATCACCTACCTCTATATTATTTGGGGCTACAGGAGATACTAAAACCTTTACCGTTGCTTCTTACAAGCAAGAATTGAGAAATGGTCATAATTATGGTAACCAAATTGCTTTAACTTATACTAGAGCCAACTCTGGTAGTGTATCTGGAAGTGGTACTTCTGTAACTATGGGTAATAATACTTCTACCAGTACACGAAGTGGTACGGTAACCTTAACCCAAGCTGAAACAGAGAAGAAGTTAACCCTATCTTGTTCTCAGTCGGCAGGTTATAGGACTTACAGTGAGATTACAGCAAGTGGAGGAAGTGTACCCGATATACCTGCAAGTGGAGGAAGTAGAAGTTCATTCTCAAGTATGCCATCATATTCTCAGACTTGGGGATGGAATGGTTCTACAACTGGAGGTGGCACAATTACAAGCGGTGCTAGCATTAGTTATGGTACTGCAGTTAGTGCAGGTTCTTTGGGAACCACGGTTAAATCTAGAACCCGGGTAGGAGCCCTTATTGGTACCTTATCACTAAATGGTAAAACCAAATCTGTAAGTGTACCAGTATACCAGGCAGCGAATTCAATTACCAGTACTACTGATGGTACACCAGTAATAAGCTTATCGGCAAATTCATATTCTATCTCTAATTCAGGAGGTAGTGTTAATATTTATGCCAGTGTAAGTATACCTATTACCAACCATTGGAGTTCAGGGTCAATAAGTGCAGGTTCTTCGAAGAGTGCTACACCTACGGTTAGTGCAAGTGGTACTGGATTTAGTTTGAATTCAGCTAAGACGGTACTTACTGCTACAGAGAACCCAGGTACTTCAAGTAGAAGTTGTACAGTAACTGCATCCTATAGTGGGGCAACTACTAAGACCATTAAAGTTACACAGAGTGCTACTTCAGTATCTTATAAGTATTACTTGGCATTTACTTCCCCTACTGGTTCTAGAACTACTTCTAGAACTGGATTATCGGCTTTGGGAGGTAATAACTTTACAGTTGATGTAGCTTATTCTTTTAAGACTAAGGTAATAAACGGTTCTGAAATAAGTACAAGATACCCATTAGCTTTAACTGTAACCTCAAAACCAAGTTGGGTTACAAATGTAGCAATCACAACGTTATCAAGTGATAATGGAAACTATAGGTTAACCTTAACCTTAACAGAGAATACCGTAGAATCAACAAGGTCAGGTACCATTAAATTAAGGCAAGCAGAGAATGATGATAATGGTTGGGAGCTTACAGTCAATATAACTCAGAATGCTGCTACTATAACCTATGATTATGTATTTAGTATATCATAGGTTATATACAACACCAGTATTTATTATATGAGAGACCCTAAAAACTTAATCATTAATTTCCTAAAACCAATAAAATTATGGGAGTAGAAGTAAAAGGTGCTGGCGATGGCGTTGTAATCGCGGACAGAGGCCGTAATGATTGTTATAACCGGAATTCCGGTTGGGGCTGCCTTAAAAGGTACAACTACACCGGCTCAGTAATTTTTAATTTGCTGGGATGACTAAAAAGGAGTGCATCTATTTTAGGTGTACTCCTTTTTTCGTTTTAACACATTAACTAAGGAATTATGGAACAACAAGAACAACTCACCGAATTTAAGATACAACTAGCATTACCTGCCCCAAATATAGAGGTTGCTCAAGAAGTAGCAAACAAAGCTCAGGTACTCATTAATCAATTTGGATACTATCAATTTCTAAAACTGGTAGACTTCATGCAGAAGAATCCAGGTGCAGTATCATTCGGTTTAAACTTAATAAATAGAAAATGATTATGGAAGAATTGATTTTTCAGAAAGTACAAAAGGGTGATATGATTTTCACCTTAGAGAAAGATCGTCGGTCTGGTTATCCAATCTTTGACCAAGCAAGAGTTTTAAAAGTTGGCGAAAGTAAACCAATGGCCTCAAATGGTAAAGAAGGTTTTGTTAACAGTATCGAATTAGTGATACAAGATTCAATATCTCAAATTACCATTTATTTACCAACTAATGTAAATGAAGGTATTTATAATGGTACCTATTATACGACCAATCTCGATAATATCATTAATGAGGTATCAATGCAGAAACAGAATGCTTTAAATATTTTAAATAACAAAGCCAAATTTGAGGCCGTTGTTTCTGAATGCGATAATATTCTTGGTTTAATTAATAATCGTTCAGAATCACCTCGTAATCCTGCTCCAGATTTCGAAGAATTTAAGTTATCCATGAATGAGAGGTTAACTAACCAAGAAACCCTTTTATTAAGGATTGCTCAAGAATTGGGATTAGATAAACCTAAACAATAATAAGAATTATGCCAAGTAAGTCGGTTAATATTACACTATCGACTCCAATTGGTCCTCTAGAAATATACGTAGATAAACGAAAACAAGCTCGTGCAGAAAGGTTGATTGCTAAAACTCCAAGTATCTTAACTAAGGGTTATGCGAAAGGTACAGAAAAGTTTGGTAATCAACTTCTTCGTATAGTAAGACGAAGTTTGAATACTGGTGTACCTCCAAGGGGTTCCGGAGTATCTTGGCCACCACATGCTCCTGGTACCATAAAGAAATATGGAAAGAAATATAGAAAGAAATATGGAGACCATACCATGCTAAATCTTACTGGACAATATGCCAGGTCAGTTACCTTAGTAAAAGGTAAGAAAAGAACTTTCGTTGGTTTACCAATTGGAATCAAGAAGATTACTTATACTGGTAAGACTTCAAGAAAAACTTTGAATCAGATAGCTATCATGTTAGAGTATGGTAGTAGAGATGGTAATTTACCACCTCGTCCTCTCTGGGCTCCTGCATTTAAGGCTGCTGGTGGAAAAGCTGCCTTACAAAAGGAAATACGTAATGAAGTTAGAAAAGAAATAAGGAGGATTATATAATGGCAGTAGATTTTGAAATATCTTCACTATCAGGAACTGGTACTGCTACCATTCGTGTAAAACCGAAAGCAGTAAATACAGAACAGACCTTAAAAGAGCAGGTCCTCAAGGTAGTAGTTCAGGGTGTAGAAAGGGAAGTAACTCTGATACAAAAGGCTGCTCCTAAAATAGTAGAGACCTGGGGAACTTATTTTAGTATCACTCCGGAAACTACTTCCCATACTTTCGATGGTACTAAAAAGGGTGAGACCCTAGAAATAGGTGTATACAGTTACCAACAGAAGTTTATAAATAATGAGCCTCAAGATGAATACCGTGCTGTAGATTGGAAATTAGAAAGCTCATCCGATTGGTTAGAGGTAACCCAAGAAATTGGGGAAGCTAATGCTGCAGGTAAGCTTATTATCAAAACTAAATCTACTAATCAAGATCACAACCCCAGTAACTATGACCCATTAGAAAGAACTACTACGGTTAAGATTATCTCACAGCAAGAACCTAACCCAGAGATAGTTTTAAATATAACTCAATCTCCAGGTACTAGAACTACTAAGTATGGCTTTGAACCAACCCCGAATATACCATTCCCAAATCTTGGTCAAAATATTAGTACTGCTCAGATTAGTAATGTAAAGGGTTATCGGTATTACCTTATCAACGGTATTCAAGTTGCTAAATTTGTAAAACAATTTAAGATAACCGATATAAGTAAGACAATAGAGGGTCAATTCCCTGGAGGTATTGGTTCAGAACCAATACCCTTTAAAGTATGGCTTACCGATTATCCTTCAAATATTGCTACTCAATGGGTTAGTGAATTAAATTGTGTTGGTCATTTACAAACCATAATGGGTGGTTTTGGAGGTATTCAGGTAACTTATAATGGGTATATTAATGACAATGGCAATCAAAGTGTTCAGTTAAATATTAGATTAGGACTTTAATGGTAAACTCAGAAGAAATAGTAGAAAGAACTTTTTATATCTCTCTACTTAGTACAATGTTGGAAATGGGTCTTACCTTAAACCCAGAAGACTTCTTACCTTTGTCTCAAGAAAACGAAAAAAGATTTCAAGAGGCAATCAAAGGTATGAAGAAGTTTATACCACTTTTTGGTATAGGGAATAATCAAGTAAAAGGCCCAAAGACTCTCCCAAGAATAACCATAGAACTACAGGGTTATTATGCTGGAGATATTGGTGTGAATAAATATATCATTGGTGATAAACTTGAGGATGGTAATTACCAAGCTTCAGAGTTTCCTTATGAAACTAAAGATATTACCATAGATGTACATCTAGTTTCTCAAACACAAGCCGATATGAGGTTGCTACATACAATCTTATATACTGGCTTACCTGCTAGAGGATACGTGAGACCATACTTCAATGACTTAGAGGAATGGGAAAAGGGCAGGCTTGCTCCCACCGGAAACCTATTCATTGAAATTGGTAATTATTATGACCATCCAGATGTAGAGTATGGTATACTTGAGAAGGTATACACCTATGTATGTAAGGACGGTATTCTTCCAGAAAAAGCTTTGGGAGAAGGTACTCTTACACCTATCAAGGATATATCGGTTCTTATTGGATTGTTAGAACAAAAAGAAAACGAAATGTTAGAGTTAAAAGTACCTAAGGTATAGGTACAATACTCTAGGGTATAAATTAAACGAGTAATTAACTTTAATCACAATAGAATTATGCCAACTTCACCTCATGTTGATTTTAAGTTTAAGAACAACAATGTTCTTCAAACTACTCCCATGTTAGGAGTTTCTTGTGTATTGGCTAGAACTACTAAAGGTCCATACGATGACCCTTCAGAAATCATCTCTACATTCTCTCAGTTCCAAAGAATCTATGGTTCTGAAATTGTACCCGATGGTTCTGTATCAAATATCGAAAAGGCTTTGCAAGGGGGTTCTAAGCTTCGTGTTATTCGAGTACTTGGCAAAGGAGCTACTCAAGGTACAGTAACTGCTTCTCAGGCTGCGGCAAGAAAAGCTAAAGATTCAGAAGATGGGATTTCAGTTGCTTCTGCTGTACCCGACTCGGCTAAACCTTCTGCTCTGATTACTTTCAAATCAGGTAGTACTACCTATAGTTTTGGATTAGTAACCAAGGGATATGGAGATCCCATTGGTAGTGCAGATACTTTCCAGGTTGGTTTTTATAAGCAAGCTAATACCTTGTATTATAAAATATATTCAGCTAATGGGCAAGTACTTGAACAGGGCCCAGTAATAACCTACAAAACTGCCGATGGTAACAATAATACTTCGGTAGATTACCTTGCTCTTAGTGCATTTGCTAAGAACTCGGGATATATTAAGCCGGTAATTACTGCAGGTTCCTCTTTTGAAAACCTAATTAAGTGGCTTACCGATGATATCGACGGTACTAAGAATGCTATCACTATTACCGTGGGAGATGCTGCACCCTCCGAAACAGAGAAACTGTTTAATGGTACTATCGGTAGTGCAGGTTCCACTCCAACTGCCGAAGAATGGATTGCTTCACTGGACTTGGTAAGAGACTACACAGACTTCTACCAATTGTTTATTTCACATATCTCTCAACACCTTACTACCGATTCAGATGTACTCAAGGTATATAAGGCTGCTGCAGATATGGCAAAGGAATTGATGGAATGGGTACTGTATATCGAAGTTCCCAAACATTTAACCCATTATACTCAAGGTACTCAGGCAAGAGATTACAAAGCTCAGGTAACTTGGGTACAGACTTGCCTTGGTACTGTAGGTAACTCTAAGTACATTGCCTACTTTGGTGGTGGACTTAAGTACTACAACGAAAACGGTAATCTTCAGGATTCCGATGTAGTGGGTACTATTGTTGGTTTGGGAGATGCCTCTGCTACTCAATATGGTCCTTGGAAATCCTTTGCTGGTATGAACCGAGGGGTTATTGGAGATGCAGTTGGTCCAGTATGCCCCAACTATGGTTCTCCTTCTCGATATAACGAACTGAACACTCTTGCTCAGAATTATATCAATGAGATGGTAATCAAAGATACTCCAGATTCAGGTAAGCAAACCATGCTATGGCATTGCTTCTCTTCTCAAGTGAAACAGGATTCTGAAAGATTCCTTTCAATCGTAAGACTGAACCTTTACCTGAAGAAGTTTCTTCGCCCGGTACTCAACAAATATATCGAAGAACCAAACGTTTGGAGTACTTGGAAGAGAATCTGGTTGGAGGTTAAACCTACACTGGATTCATTGGTAGATGAAGATGCCATGACCGAGTATACCTGGATGGGTGACCAAGATGCAACTTCTTGGGATGACCTTTCGGTTAATAACGAAGCAGATGCTCGTCAGGGTAAGTACCGTGCTATCCTTAAGTATAAGGATGTAGTTCCTATGCAAGAGGTAACTATGGAGATTGTAATCGATGCAGCTTCTAAGGCAGTATCAATCGTAGAAACAAGTAATAACTTATAAACTCATAACACAATGGGAGCAAAAGTAAAAAACCCACGGAAGAAATTCTTGTGGAGCATCATGTTCCCCAAACACCCTATCAATACCTATCTATTCCAAAGTTGTACTTTGCCGGATATTGAGATTGACCAGGTTGCTCATGGGGACGTCAATAGAGACGTTAAAACTGCAGGTAGGGTTACTATAGGTAATCTTATTGTAGAGAAACTTATGACTACTGCAGGTTCTGATACATGGCTTCATGATTGGCTATACTCTTGCCAGGACCACATAGTTGGTGGTGGTTTAGTACCAAGCCAATACTGGGAAACGGCAATTGTAAACGAACTTGCCGAAGATGGAGTCTCAGTTCTTAATACCCATGTCTTCGAAGAGGTATGGCCATGTAAGATTACCGGCTTAGACTTGGACAGAATGGCTTCAGAGAATACCATTGAGTCCATAGAGTTCTCAGTTGGTACTGCAGATAAATACTAATTCCTTAGTCTATTTTCACTAAGATTTGGTGGAGGGGTGGGATTCCTGTGATAGGAGCTCACCCCTTTCTTGTTGTTATACGGAGTACTATGAACATTTGTAAACATTAAATATATCAAATTATGGAATTTAGAACATTTAGATTTACCGGACCTTCTGGTTTCGAATATGAAATCAGAGAACAAAATGGTGCTGATGAAGATATTCTCAGTAACCTTTCAGACATGAAGACTTTGATGAACCTTACCAAGTTCATTGCAGCAATCGTAATTAGAACTACTGCTACCCCTAATGGGAAATTAACCGTAGATGATGCCCTTAGCTTACCAGTCAATGACCGTTATGCTATTATCTTCAATTCTCGTATCTTCTCTTTGGGAGAGGAAGTAGAATTCGAATATGATTGGGGCAAAGAGAATGGTGGTAAGATTACTTATGGCCAAGACCTTCATGAGTTCCTTTTCGATTACGGTACTACTCCAACTGTAGAGGATTTAAATCAGAAGCCAGATGCTATCCCTTATTATCCAGAGGGAGTTAGATTGGTAGACCATGAATACACTCTTTCATCTGGCAAGAGAATTAAATTCGATTGTATGACTGGTAAGGGAGAACAAGAGTTCATGAAGTTGCCTTTGGATAAACAAACTAAGAATGCTCCTCTTCTTTGCCGTAATCTTCACTTAGAGGTTGATGGTAGTTGGGAGAAGGTAGAAAACTTTACTCCGTTTACTGCAAAGGATATGGCTGAGATGAGAAAGCATATCTTATCTATGGACCCTATCTTCAAAGGTGAATCCCATATCACTAATCCAACCACCGGAGAAGAAAGAACTTATCCTATAGTTTGGGCACCGAATTTTTTCTACCTGACGGAAGAGTAATGTTAGAGAGTGATTTTGTTTATATCACCAGAGCCGAGATAGCCTTAGACTATTTCGGCTTTTTACGTCTTCCGTACCGAATAAGGAAAATATTCAAGGAAATGGCCGAGCAATATTATAAACAATTAAAGAAAAGAAAGTAAATTATGAATACCAGTAGGAGTATAGTAGAGGTCGGTGTTGCCATGGTTTTAAAAGACCGATTCTCTCAAGAGGCTGGCAAGATATCTGGGTCATTCAGAACAATGATGAATGATATGAATACCTGGAATAGAGGTATACAGATGTCAGCTTCCAATACAATGGACTTCGGAATGCAGCTCGTAGGGGGAATGGCAAGGGCCTATAAATACTCTGCGGGTGTTCAGAATGAAGTTTGGACTGCTTCGAAAATTGCTGGTGCTACCATTGCAGAACAAAGAGAAATGTTACAATTGGCAAAAGATGTCAATGAGATAACTCCTCTTACTGCTTCGGATGTTGCATCAGGACAAAGATACCTGGCTATGGCGGGTAATAAATTCGATGCTATTAAAGAAATGATTGGGCCAGCATCTAAGCTGGCTTCAATCTTTACAATGCCAGTGGGACAGAAAGGTGGTGTAGCTGACTTGATGACTAATATCATGTCAATGTACCAAATCCCAATGGGAGAAGCCGCTAGAGTAACAGATGATTTATATACTGCAGTTACTAATGCAAATATATCTTTAACAGACTTAGCCCAGTCCATATCTTATGCAGGAGCAGATATGGCAACTGCTGGAGTAGACCTTCGGCAAACCGCTGCTGCTATTGGTGTATTGGGTGATATGGGTATACAGGGTTCTATGGCAGGTACCTCACTGGCCAATATGATTCGTTACTTACAACTCTCTCTTGTTAACCAAAAAAAGAAAGGCTATAACGCTTTAGCAGACCTGGGCTTAAGTCCAGATGAATTCTTCGATGCTCAGGGTAATCTTATAGACCTTTATACTATCTATCAGAAGTTTGCTAAGGCTGCAGTAGATTTACCTTCACGAATTGAAACACCAACTTTCTTCAATATCTTTGGAGTTCGTGGTAATCGTGGTATGCTTCCAGTACTTCGAGATATTGCTTCTGGTAGAGATAAGATGGGTAAGATACTTGCTACCTATGACCAAAACATGGGAGCAGTAAATCGACTCAATGAAGAACGTATTAAAACTGATGCAGGTGTAATTGACCAATTCGAATCAAGTATAGAGAACTTAACAGTTACCGCAGGTGCAGCTTTGGGTAGAATCTTTACCCCAGTACTAAATGTGGGTAACTCTATAATCAAAGTAATTAATTCTATCTCAGAAACTTGGGTTGGAGGTTTTGGTCTTAGGATAGGAGCTACTGCAGTAGTAGTGGGTACTATAGTTGCAGGGTTTAATACTGTAAGAGGTATTATTAGGTCTGTTGGGTATTTACAAACTATTGCTACTGCTTCTACTGAAGGTATGTCTGCTGCAGCAATAAAAACTAATACTCAGTTTGCCATTATGGAAGCACACATGGTAAGGATGGTTAACCTTATGAGAACCATGGTTCAACTCCAAATGATGTCAAGCGGTATTGATATGAATTCTGCTGGTAGATTTTATAACACTAAAACCGGAAGATATGTTAAGACACCAAATCCTGGAGTACCATTAGCAACTACTATGGCGGGTAATTTAGCTGGAGGGGCTTTAGCTGGAGCAGGTGCCCAAGTTGGTAGTCAAGTGGCTAGGCAAGGTGCTATAAAAGGTTTAACATCTATAGGTGGTAGACTTATGGGATTACTCGGTGGACCCTGGGGATTAGCAATTACTGTAGGTCTTCCTTTATTAATTGAGGGTATTAGTTACCTTAGTAATTCAGTAGATAGGAATACTGAAGCTCAGAATAAAGAGAAAGAAGACCCAACTACCATTAGAGCCCAGAATGAAGAGAGATTTATTAATGCTGTTAGGTTAGCTATTAAAGAAGGTATGAGAGATTCTCGTATCAATATCTCAGTAGATGGTCAAGCAGTTGGAGATTATGCTCCAGGTTCTCAACAAGATTTTACTGGAGCTGCATTTGTAATGGGAATATAAAACTAAAACACTATGGCTAGAGTATTAAATAAAGCAGCAGGTAAGGTTGTTGAAAAGTACAATGACCTTACAAGAGATACAGCAGGTGTTCTTACGGGTCCATTAAATAAACTATGGAGAGCTCGGATATTACTCAATCGAACTCTTTCTACTCTTCCCAAAGATGATGCTCAAAAGGGTAAACTCTATACTCCCAATGGAGTAATCGGAGAAGCTCAAATATCGTCTAAGAACCCTATTCTAAATAAACAACTCCAGGCTAAATGGAGAATGGAATTACAATTCCCAAGGTTAGAAGAAGGTGAAGGAGTAGACCCAGCAAAGGGGAATAAGAATACTACTAATTACAGAAACTTCGAGGCTAAAGCAGAAGTTATATATCAGAATGAAGTAAGGATATATAACATGACTGTTAACCCCACTCAATACATTACCTTACAGAATAGACCTCCAGAAATAGATTTTAGAGGAGAAACCACATGGGCCACCATTAAATCAATGGGTCGCAATGTACCAATGTATCACTTTACTGGAGCTGAAGACATTATTCAATTCAATGTGTCTTGGTACTGTAATGACCCAGAAAATCCAGAAGAGGTAATCAATAAATGTAGGTTATTAGAGGCATGGTCTAAATCTAATGGTTACCAGGCTGCTCCCCCGATTGTTAAGATTGAGTGGGGGGATTCTGGTATATTCGATAACCACAATTATATCCTTACCTCAGCAACTTATACTCTGAAGAACTTTCAGAACGGTTATCGAATAAGGATACCCGGAAAGCCAGCTACTTTTGGTAATGGTAGGTTATTGCCTGCAGCAGCAACTCAAGAATTGATTTTCAAGAGAGTAAGTGCATATAACTTATCCTATGGAGATTTTATAAATTCCGATTCACTTAAAAAGACAGGAGGTATTAAATATGATTGATGTTAACCAATACCTAAAGGGAGCTAGCCCATATAATAATGCCTATGCTCTGAAATACAACGATGGGGATTATTCCTTAGAAGCTAAACCTCCAGTAGTACCGGAATCCCCTAACGATATTCAACATACTGTTAAAGATGGGGAAACCCTACAAAATATTGCTTTCAGGTATTATGGTGATTCTGGTAAGTGGTACATCATAGCTGAAGCTAATAAGATACTGAATCCTTTTAAGGAATTAGAAATGGGAACCCTAATAAGAATACCGACTTATGGCAGCTAAACAGAAACCTATATTGTATAAGGGAATGGGCCAACCATATTTGGCCCTTTTCAATTTTGGAGGTATGCCTATAATGAATCCTATTACAGGTATACCCCTTGGAGCGTATATAAGTACCTGGAGTTATAGATACGATGAAGAGAAAGAAAACTTGGCTACTATTACTTTCGATACGGGTAATCCCGATACTGTAGACATTGCTGAGATTCAAGAGAACCAAAATATTTGTCTTCAGTGGGGATATATATACCCAGATGGTCAATTTATATCTGGGCCCATAAAAATAATTAAGGTAAGGGAATTCGAAGCCGTATTTGATTCTACAGGTACTCATGTAACTATTAAGTGCATTGATTCTTCGGGAGATTTAAGATATCAACCTGCTTATGTCCATTCGGATATGGAAGGCTATAAATTATCTACCTATTTAGACAATGGCTGTGGGAATGCTACTGGTGTAATCATAGAAATATTTCAGTAATGGAACAACAGATAATAAGTAATAAAGTATACGAGTCACTACAGGTACCCACAGAGAATACCCGTACTACTACTGGTAAAGTACTCTATGCTAACAAATACAGTGGGGTAGCTGAAGTAGCTATGCCAGAAGATTTAAAAGCTTTAATTGATAGTGACTTTGGATTGGTGGGCAAGAACGTCTTAGTTCAATTAGAACAGAAGATGAAAGGGTACACTAATGGGCCATGGTATGTAGATTCAAGAGATGGGATTATCTACATACATAATCGGAAATTCCATGAAGAACCGGTATGTACTTATACATATCAAGGGGGGAATGGGGAAGTACTTAGAGTATCTTTTGCTACTCAGAAAATAACTAAAAGGGTTAAAGCAGTATTAGCCCCATCTCTAGACCCAGATAGTAAAGATTTATCGGTATTATCAACTAATATAAACGAGCCAGAGGATAAGCCTCCATTAGCTTTAAGACCTCCTGTGGCTCAGGTAGATAACCTTATGGTGTCTAATATTACTGGCAATGGGTTTGAAGATTATAGAAGTCATCCTACTACTCCTACAGAGGTAATGGATGCTTGGGATACTCAGCTTCAGTATAACATGGAAAAAACTGCAGAATATAAAAAGAGAGTAGAAGAGTATGAAGCAGTGGGTCCAGTAGGTGCTTATGAAGCAGGTAAGCAAAGAAAATTCGATGAAATGTCTACCGAAGAAGTACGAGCTACCATTAATCAAGCAGCTAATGAGTTACCTGACGATAAGAAGAATGCCCTTAAACAAGTGCTAAGAAATTCTAAGAATGGTAAAGAATTAGAAGCTAATCTTAAGAAATTATTAGAGTACGAAAGATACCTTTTCGAAGACGAAGATGGTATGGAGTTTATGGTAGAGGAATATGTAGACCCATTAGACTATGACCCAGAAGGCTATGCTTCTAAACAGGCCGGAGCAGGTATAGCTTCTGGTATCAATTTCCAAAGGGGAGTACTACCTGCATCAGAAAGAGGGTTCGAAGCTTTAAATAAAGACCCATATACTGAAGTACTATCTGGTATGGAGATTGATACTAATAAACACTATGGCCAAGGTCAATATGGTAAGAGGGTTAAGGTAAGGCACATGAAAAGGGTAAATCTCAAGGTACCTCTTTATAAACTTTACCATAATTTATTTAGTAGATACGGTGGTGCCGATAAGTATGCTTGGGCAGCTAATGCCAATGCTAATGGTGGCTTAAAGCAAACCGAAAAAAGATTAGTATGTCAACTTCAAGTGGTTGGTAGACCCATGCTAGCAACTTCCCAAATAATAAAAATAGATAATGTGGGTAAAAGATGGTCAGGTCTTTGGTATATAAAACAATGTACTCATTCAATGGATGCTGGGCAAGGTTACATAACTAATATGGAGTTAGTAAAGAATAATTCCAAGTCTGGCTCTGTAACTTCTAAAACTGATTTATCTACTCAAAACATCATAGCTAATGATGCTAAAGCTAATGCTAAAACTACAAAGGGTCAAGATAAAAAAGCTTTAAGTACTTCTCAGAATCTTAATCTTAACTTTACTTATAATGAGAAAGTATACTATAATGAACATTTCTTGAATGATAAGGGAGACATAATTGATATCAAGGGTCAAGCTGAGTTTATTCGAAAGAAGGCTTATTATACTGAAGTAAATGCCGATAATCCCCAAGCCTTGGCAGAGGGTATAGTGTTATCTACAGGTAATACAGTTACCTCTAAGGGTAAGTTAATTCCTGGTAAGATATCGGTTAAACAAATCCAAGTGCCTGAAGATTATGGGGTTAAGTTTAATTATATGGCCATAGCTAATCGAGTATACCGAGACATAGCTAAAAGGCATAAGCGAATAGCAAGTCAAATCTATGTAGAAAAATAAGGGTATGAGTTACGAAACAGCAAAGATAATAACCGACGAAGGCTTAGAGGGTCTTGGTCGGTATTACTCTGTTTATCGGGGCATTGTTATTGATAATGACGATGTAGAGAAACATATGAACAGAGTAAAGGTGTGTGTTCCAGAGGTAATGGGGGGAGTATTTGCTTGGGCATATCCTAAAGGGCAACATGGTTCAATTAGTTCTGGTTTCAAATTCTTAGCCCCTAAAGTGGGAGATACGGTATTTGTTACTTTTGAATTTGGGGACCCAACTAAACCTCTCTGGGAATACCATGGTTGGGGAATGAGTCAAATACCACAACCTCTGGATGGTCCCAATAAAATGGGGATAGTTACTCCCGAAGGAAACTTAATAGTCATAGATGATGATAACGGAGAACTTAATTTACATTTCAATGGACCTGTAAATGTTCGTTCAGAGAAAGAAATAGTAATAAATGCCGATGGAGATATAAACATATCTTCTGGTGATTCCGTGATACTTAATACTGGAGAAAATGGTGGAGTAATCAATATTTTTCAATTAACCGAAAAATTAAACCAAACCATTAAAGAACTAGAACAACTTCGTAGTATGTTCAATTCTCATGTACACTCAGGTGTAACTACTGGACCCGGTTCTTCAGGTCCTACAGTAACTCAAGTAATTAAACCTTTCTCACAATTCGTTGTAGACGATTATGAAGATAAAACCTGCATACACTAATGGAAAAGAATTACTTTACAGACTTAGTTGGTATAGGTGTAACTTATCCTATCCAACTTACAACTAATGAAAAGGGTGAAAGGGGTTGGTACCCAGTAAATGGGGATTTTAAACTTATCAGAGATAATATAAGTTCGATATTATATTACATGATAGGCCAGAGATTTCGACAGGAAAACTTTGGTAGTAAACTATGGCAATGTATTGAGGAACCAAACTCACAAGCCCTGAGTTTTATAATTAAAGAGTTTTTAAAACAAGCCATAGGTGCTTGGGAACAAAGGATAACCTTCCAAAATATCACAGTTACTAGAGTTGATGCAAAAATACACATAGAAGTAACCTATGTAGTAAATGGAACAAATTCTAGTCAGTACCTCGATATCACCTATGACCGGTCGGATAATTCATTAAATACACAATAATATGGGAATCACAAATAAATGGCTTAACCCATACCAGAGGTCTTATCAACAGATTAAGGCCAAGCTGGTTGAATCCCTTATGGGACTCAAAGACCCTCAAGGTCAGAAACTCATAACGGATTATTCGGAGGGGAACATCTTAATTATCATCCTCTCATTGTTTGCGGCAATTGCCGAAGTACTTCACTACTATGTAGATAACATGGCAAGGGAAACTTTCCTATCTACGGCAAGAAGGTATGATTCGGTAGTTAAACATGGGGCTTTGGTAGATTATCATGCTCGAGCAGCAATTGCTGCTACAGTAGATGTAATCTTATCCAGAAGTATTACTGGTAATTCTATCGGAGCTAAATTAACTATACCTCAAGGAACTTTATTTACAGATTCTAGTGGTAATTCCTGGTTATCTGCCAGAGACGTAACTTGGTATTCAAATGTAACCACTTGTAAAGTACCAATTATACAACATGAGAAGTATACTGCAAGCGCTCTCAATAATATGGTAATACCCACTGGAGATAGAGTTATAATTCATCTTGGTACTCTACCCAATGGTAAGTATTATGAACAAGGCTCTATGTCATTACAGATAGGTGGGGAAACTTGGGTATTAGTAGATACATTTGCAAAATCCAAACCCACAGATAAGCATTTCATGGTTTCAGTAGATGAGGCACTCAATCCTTATATAATGTTTGGAGATGGTACCTTTGGTAAGAAGCCTGCAGCAGGAGCAAAAATAACCAATGTGGTATTCTACTTAACCAATGGTACTCAGGGTAATGTAAAGAGTAATACTATTACTTCTGTACCTTCAGTAATATCTTCCTCAATTACGGATGCTACTGTAAGTAATGCTTATGATGCTGGAGGCGGTTCAAACTACGAAAACTTTACCATGCTCAAGGAACACATACCTTTGAGTGTAAAGACTTTGGGAGTAGCAATTACCAAAGAGGATTTCGAAAGTTTAGCTATGTTAGTTGATGGGGTAAACAAAGCTAAAGCCGATTATGAATGCGGTAGAAAGCTTACTATATATATTAGCCCAGATGGTGGAGCAGTTGCTTCTTCTGAATTAATTAATAGGGTATATAATTTATTATCCCAAAGGGCTCCTATGACTACTTGGTTGAAGGTTAAATCTGCAGGCAAGGTTCAGATTATTCTAGAGATGGATGTTACCGGTAAGAAGTCTTATAAGACTGCAGAGATACAAACTCAAATTCTTACAGCATTATACAATGCCTATTCTCCAGAGCAAGCTCAGATAGGTGGAAGCGTAAGGTTATCAGATATCTATGCCTTAATAGATAACTTATCAACAGTAGATTACCTTCACCTTACTAAATTCTATATTAAACCTTGGCCTACTACCATCTATGGTAATAAAGAATTGAACTTGGGTCAGTTTAAATTGAATAAGGCTAAAGGGTCTATGACTTACTATATTACCTTCAATTCATCAACTACTTTTACTGTACGTTCTGTATCAAATGGGTATATGGCTACTGGTACTGTAGGTAATTCTATACAGGTAATAGATAAGGCTAATGGCTTTGACTTCTCTTTGGATATTCAGAACAATAATTATCAGTCTGGTTACAGATATTCTATTACGGTATCAGAACCTAACCATGACTATGAAGACCCTGGCTTTAATTTACCAGTATTTGAAAATGCTTCACAATTGACTTTAACCGTAAAAGAAATTGTATAATGATAAACCTCAAAAATCTAATCGACTTTTTGCCATTCGAGTATAAAGCTCAAGATACCTATAAGGTAAATGGCAAAGGCATCTTAGAGAGGTTTCTAGAAATTTGTGGAGAGCATTTTGAAGATTATATTACAAAGGATATTGAGAATATCTTAGACATTATCGATATAGATAAGGCCCCAGATATGTATCTCAATTTCCTTTGGCAATTTCTTGGAGAAATGCCCTTTGCTTATGGGGACACTATAGATGCACAGAAATGGGTAGAGTACTTTAATGGGTTCTACTCCGATGATAAACTCCAAGAGTTATCTAAGCTTTGGATAATACCAAAGGAGGGACCCTTTACTTTAACCAGTACTCAAGTAAGAAACATCCTGAAGTATTCGATATCTCTTTTTAAAATAAGAGGTACCTCTGAGTTCTTCGAAATAATGATGAGGCTGTATGGGTTAACCTGCGTAGTAACTGACCCTGCAAAGGCTGATAGTTATGATGGTTGGGTAAAAGGTAATCCGCACTTTGACCAGTATTACCATTATGACGATAAGTATACCTATGATAATACTTTCGATTGTTCTCAATGTATACCGGTAACCTTTAGACTTACCAGTCATGGATATACTTCGAACTCGGCAGCTTTCAGAAAATTTAGAGAAGCCGTAGAGGCTTTCTTTAAAAGATTCATACCCTATCATGTATCTTTCGATATTCAATATGGGTTTACCGTAAATGATGGGTATACAATTAAAGCTGAGTTAGTAAATCCGGACCAACCCAATCTTATTACTTCAGAGGTATATGAAGTACCGGTAAATGTAACTGTAACTTCAGATTGGATAAATGCCGACCTAAGATATCAGATATCCAGTGATAATATAAATTGGGGTTACACTAAACACGAAAGTGGTTCCATTTTTAATATACCCAGAGCAGGTACTTATTATTTTAGAAGTGTGGGAGACCCTACTAAGGTAACTCAAATCACGGTTAATCAAGAATCTTATAATCGAGTATATTCTATTACTTGTGACCCTATTACTGGAAAGATAACTCCTACTAACCTAAAAGTAAGTACAGTAGTAAGGGCAAACGTATCCTATAAGGGTACCATGAAAACCTGTAATGTACGATTATCCGGTACTGATATGGTGAAAGTCTCTGGCTCAACTTGGGAATTTTCAGAGCCTGGTACCTACATCTTTGAGATTGTAGAGTTCCCAGTAAAGCAAACTTCCTTTGTTGTAACTCGAGAAGAGATTACATATAAGGTAAGATGTACACCTTCTGAATTTAGAGTTGGGGATAAGCAAAGTATCAAGGATGCTACTACCACTCTTACCATCGAATCGAATTACCCAGAATCATTTACTGGTGAACTATATTGTAGGCTAATTGGTGATACTAAGTTGTTTAAGAACGGTGATAAGTTTACTGCTAATAGTTATGGTACTTATAAGTTTAAATGTACACTGGATAAAAGGGAAACCGATGAAGGTGTAGGTATATTCGAAGTAGTATCTGATAAGACTGCAGTATATCGAATTACTGTTAGCCCACCAACAGTCACATTATTCAATGGCTCTGCAAAAGCTACAGTAAAGATACAACGTATTTCTGGTAATGGGGATGATTACAGAGTAAGGGTAATTGAAACTGGGGAAACCTTTAATGCTCAGAATGGTTATGTATATACTGCAAATAGGGCAGGGACTTATACCTTCCAGTCTGTAGCTTACCCTACTGCTAAGACTACTTTGGTAGTTAATAATTCTCCAGTAGTATATCAGAATAAATTAAAGATAGTACCTTCGGATGCTACAGACAGTCATTGGAAAGAACCCAACTGGGCATTACCAGAAGATCAGATAGATGATACTTATGCAGTATACCAATTACTGGATGAGAAGTCTGCTTGTAAGTTCCATCTTGAGGAAATGAAAAATGGGGTCAATGTAAGTGGTACTGCTACTTGTGATGAGAATGGGGAAACCTATAACCTTGATGAAGAGATTACTCTTACCAAGGCTGGGACTTATACCTTTGTAGCGGATGATGGTTCTTCTTTAAGATGCCAAGTAATATTGGAAGATTATCCTACAATCATCGAGATTTCTTGTACTCCCCCTTATGCAGAATTAAAGGGGAATGTTAAACAGGTATCTACTTTAATCAAGTGTACTTCTAATAAACCTGACTTCGATAGTCGAATAAGGGAAGTTGGTAAAGTAACTACTTATGACGCAGGTGGTGCTGGTTATGAATTTGTAACTGCACAAGCTGGAGAGTATATATTCGAATCAGTGGTAGATACTTCGAAGAGAACTAAGTTCACCGTAGTAGATGCAGACCTTTTAAGTGTTAGTCCTCAAAAGTTAGAATGGGAACATGATGACCTCTCAGAGAAAACATTTACCATTACAACTTACAGTAATCAATCTTGGCAAATAGTAGAACAATGATAAATTCAACAATCGATAAAATAACAGAGACCACAACTCAGTCTTTATTCAAGACATTCACTGTGGGGATATTGGGAGAGTGTACACAAATCTTGTATAATTTGAGATGGATGATAATTCTTGCAATAATTCTAATCCTATCAGATTTATGGTTTGGGTTATCGGCAAGTAGGTTACAGAAAATCGAAATTCGAAAATCTAGAGCTGGAAGAAGAACTCTAAACAAAATAATAGATTATATCTGTTATGTTCTACTTGGTGCTGTACTTGGTAAAGCTATTGGGGAACCCTATGGGATGAACCCAATAGGGGTATCAATAACGATTATGGTAATATGCTACTGTTTCGAAGTAGATAGTATATATGGACACATCTGTGAAATACATGGTATTAAGAAACGGTACAGTATATGGAGAATACTCTTTAAATTGTTAACCCTCAAGTTCAAGGATGTAGGTGAAGCATTTAAGGATATGTCAGAACAAAAGAATCAATTTAAAAATACTAAGGACAATGAAGACGTACTTTAAGTATGAAGGTATTATTAAATCAAAGGAAGCAGCAGAGGCAATTGCTGCTCCTTCTGGTTTAGGGCCATTCTGTGGATTTGGCTCGGCTACCATAAATGGTAACAAATTAGTAGTATCTCCTCAGGGAGTTGCTGGAAGTAAGTATACCAATGTAATCAAGGATAGGATTATGGCAAGGTATATGGCAAAGGCTTCAGAAGATGGGGAATTGCCAGATGTAAACTTTGGGTGTATTTCAAGGGATGGGTATGTATTTATATCTGATGAACAAACCCTTACCATTGAGAATATCCAAGGTACCCAAGGTTCAACAGAAGAAGTATTACTCTTTGCAGTACACACTACTATCTCCGAACCTGTAGATAACCCCGTAGACTTCGTAGCTTATTGGAATGAATCTTCCGAAAGCTTTTACACATTGTTCAAAAAGTCTCTGGATATTTATTATCCGATTGCCGAAGAAAATCGTACACCGGATATCATTAATAATGATATATATTCCAATTATGATATGACCTATAGCAATCTTCTAGAGATGGTAGAGAGTGCTTGCCCCTATTACTCTAATAATAAAACTTCCGTTGTTCTTATCGGAGTATATGGTAAGGGTACTGATGCAATGACTAAACGAAATGAGAACTTTGCTATCGTACCCTATCAGGGTAAGTTCCAAGAAATCCCTTATACTACTGCTGCCCAGAGTATGATGAAGGAATCAGTGAAAAGATTAGAACAAGTAAATTCAGGATTCCCGGTAATAGATGAATCGGGTACTAAGTTAAATATCAAGCAATACATCGATAGTCAGATTGAGGCTATCAGAAAAGAATTCGCTGAATCTCTGAGTACTGCTAACTTACCAATCGGTTCTATCATTCTTTGGGAAACCGATGTAATACCGGAGGGCTGGGCAGAATATACTAAGGCCGCTGGTAGAATAGTTATTGGTTACCAAGCTGGAGGAGTTCAGATTGGAGATGAAGTAATGCTACAGAATGTCGGAGATTACTATACACCCACTAAGGGTAACTTCTTAATCTCAATTAAAGGTGATGACCTTCCTAAGCATAGGCATGCTCTTGGTGTATCTAAAGGTAAACAAGATGATGCCAATAGCTGGGAGAACGTTCGTCCTCAATCTTTCTTTAATAGGGAGACGGGATTGAATGGAGATTTCGGTAGAGGAACTCCTACCAAGGGTATTCAAGATGGTGCTATCGTAGTAAGCTGGAACCTATTAGGGGAATCTTTCTTACAAGAAACTTCGGTAGAAACTTTGGATATTGAAAAATTGCCACCGACTATTACATTACGATATATCCAAAAGATATCATCATAAAGTTGTTATTAGTTATTTAGTAGTATTAAAACTCATGTGTATTATTTGTATTGTTTAAGAGTAAACCTTTGTTTACAAACTGTGTTTGCGTAGTTAAAATCAATTAGGGAGGGGCGTTGGGAAACGCCCCTTTTCTTTTGTGTTAATACTTAAGTTCTTCTTTAGCTCGGTCTTCCCAATATTGTATATCTTGTCTAAGTTCCGAGATGTATCTCATAGACTCATTAGTCTTAGGCATTTCGAAAAATTCGATAAGCATTATATTAGTTATTCGAGTACTATTTTCAAGCCTTTCCTTGATAAAAGGGGGAGGAGTAATTAATACCTCAAACAAAAGATAGGCATCTGGAGAAAGCTTATCTTTCATATAAGTATACATCATATCAAGCATTTCCGATTTAGCTTTCTCTTCTTCGGTATCATCCTCTAATTCTTTATCATTATCGAATAAGTCATCGAGTTTAAAGAGGCTTTGATTATACTCTGCCTGTTCTCCGTATGCAGAACGAAGCAATTTATTTTTGAATGTACTAAGTGATGCAAGAATTCTTGCTTTAAGATGTTCTTCAGTACATTCACCATAGTATTTGTTGAAAACAAATAACATCTTATCCCAGAAATAAGATTGGATAATATCCGGTGTAAGATTAAACCGTTTATAATCAATCTGTCTGGTAAGGTTTCTAATTACTGGCTTACAAACTTTATAAAGTCTGTTGAAAGTAGCTTCATCATATTCTTGCATAGGTTTTAATCGATGAAGCTCTGAACCGTTATTTCCTTTACTTTTTCCCATGTTTTTAAATATTCGTTATGCAAATATAAGTATTTTTTCTTATATAAAATAATAATATTAAATATTCGGGAGCTTAAGGTAGTGGATTAGTAGTTTCTAGATAGATGTCAACATACTTAGAACTATCTCGGTACTATCAAAATCTATTAGTTTATATAATATTGCAATATAGATATGAAGAAATTTAAAGACAACATCAAGTTCAGTTTTTCTCCTGAGTTTCAGTTCGAGATACTCAGGTTTGTTTTAAAAGATAAGGAAGGAGGATTAGTACTCAAAAGGATTAAATCCAATTACCTGGTTCTCATAGAACACTCCCTTATCTTCGAGGGTATATCAAAATATTTTAAGAAGCAAGGCAGAATGCCCTCCGAGAATATCTTAAAGGAAGTATTAAAAGAGTTACTAGAATCTAAAACCTATGTGGATTTGGTAACTAAAGATGATATACCCAATATTAATAAACTAATAAGTAATCTCTATCATATACCCCTATCGGATTCTGATTATATAAAAGAAAAGATATATCAGTTCTCTACTTATGTTGAGATGAAGAACTTAAATGATTCCTTCGATTTGGATAATTTCGAACAATATGAAGAATATTCAAGGAAGATTGAAAAGGTACTTCAGAAAAGTAAACCTAAGAAAGAGGATGAACCCTTATATATGATTCGGGATATTACTGAGAGACAGTTTAGAAGACAATCAGAACCTTCAGTTATACCTTGCCCATTTAGGCAGTTGAATGAACTAACTAATGCAGGAGGTTATCCAGAGCATTCCGTTAATGTAATACTCGATAAACCCAAGGCAAAGAAAACCTTCTTTATGGTAAACCTTGCAAGAGGTTATCTCAGAATGAAGAAGTCAGTATTATATATTGATACAGAAAATGGCCAAGAACAAATCATGGACCGTTTTATTCAATCCAGTATCAATAAAACTAAGAAGGAATTATACTCTGGTGAGTATGATAAACTTGAGGCAAAGCATTTAAGGAAACTTGCAAGGTTTGGAGTTGAATTAGTAGTTGAGCGTGTACCAGCAATGATTACTAATACCACTTATATAAGAGAAAAGATAATTCAGCTTCGTAATCAAGGGATTGATATTAAAGTTCTTATGGTTGACTACGCTGGTAAGCTTGCATCAATAGCGGGTGATAGAGAAGATTTCGAAAGGATATCTAATGTATACGTAGACCTTCAGAATCTGGCAGAGGAATTACATTTAGACATTATATGGACTGCCCATCACATTACTCGTGAAGGTAAAAAGCATAGGCTTACTAGATACGATGAGAATGATATCTCTGGTTCAATTGCCATTGTTCGTAATGCCCAGGTTATCATGGGTCTTAACTCTACTGAGCAAGAAGAAAAAGATAATATTCTTCGAGCTGAGATAGTAGTACAAAGGGATGGTCTTCCTTCCGGTAGAGCATTATTCAAATGCGATGTCGAAAGGCAAAGATGTACGGAATTTACAAGGGAACAACGTAAACAATATGATGAAGTATATGGTAGTAAGTTGGATGAACAATTTAAAAAGAATACTAACCCGGATGCGGATTCTAAGAAAAGGGAAAGAACTACTGGAGACATTTAGATGTAAGTTGGGTTATCATGAATGGGTAGCTGTTCACTGGACTGAGTTTAAACAGAGACTTCGTAGGGCAATTTTTTCTAAGAAAGGCGGGAGAAGGAAAGCCCAGTATTATGAGAAACGTCATGTAGAGTATTACTGTAATATATGCGGGAAGAAAAGATATGAAAATAACAAACCAGTTTAAATCTAGACTAAGGACATACTTTATTAAACGATTGGGAGCATTCGATTATAAGCACGGATGGTTACGCATTCCCACTTGCCCATATTGCGGGAGAGAACAGAAGTTGGGAGTTAACCTTTCTATGTATAGAACCAATTGTTTTAGATGTAATGCCCATCCTTCTCCTGCTCAACTAATAATGGACATAGAAGGATTTACTGAGTACCATGAACTAATTAATTTTTTGAACAATGGACAATTTGATGAACTACAGTTTAAGGAAGAGAAAATCGAACTTGCCGAAAGTAAGCCCGTATATCTCCCAGATGGATTTAGAAATATTTCGCTCGGAGATAGCCAACTTGCAAAAAGCATTCGGGGATATATCAAGAAACGCGGATTTAGCCTCGAGAAGTTTTCAAGATGTGGTATCGGATATGGAACAATGGGTACGACATATGGGTACCTTATCATCCCGTTTTATTATCGAGGACAACTTAGGTATTACAATGCTCGAAATGTTATCGGCAAAGGGCCCAGATATAATAACCCAGACAAAGACATCACCGGTTTGGGAAAACAGTTTATCATCTTTAATCATGACGCATTGGAGATGTACAGGTCGGTATTCATTTGCGAAGGAGCACTTAATGCTCTCACAATGGGGGATAGAGGAATTGCCACAATGGGCAAAGTTGTATCTAAATATCAACTAAACGAATTAATAAAAGCACCTTGTCAACGGTATATAATTCTATTAGATTTTGATGCTCAAAAGTATGCTATAGAATTGGCTTTAAAACTTATACAATACAAGAAAGTGAAGTTAGTTCTTTTTGAGGATAATAGGGATGTAAACGATTTAGGTAGGAAAGCCGTTCTTAAAAAAGTTTATGAAACTAGATATGCTACCTATCAGGGATTAATTAAACTTAAAAACTCATTATGATGGAAGATAATGTACCGGGTTTTATAGGTTACCATATTACTAGAGATGGAAAATTATATTCAAGACGGATAGAAAGATCTCCTTATAAGTTTGGTAAATGGCATAAACTAAGGCTTTCGAAAAAGGCCAGAGTTAAGGTAAAACTTTATAAGGACGGTAGAGGTTATAATTTGAGTATTAGTAGGTTGGTAGCTTTAGTATATGTATATAATCCTAATCCTTCTAAGTTTAATGAAGTAATGCACTTAGATAATAATCCTTTAAATAACCATTATAGGAATCTTCAATGGGGTACACATAGTATGAATATACAACAAATGATTTTTGAACAGAGAAGGAAATCATTTAAAACTATTCAAAATCCTAATTGGGAGAACTTTAAAATTTCTGATAGAAAATTGAGAAGATTAAATAGGTTATTGAGTTTAGGTAATAGTAGAATATACATTAGTAAAAGGTTAAAGGTGTCACGTAAAACACTCTATAACTTTATTCATAGAATTCAAATCCGAAACTCTTTGGAGTAAGGATTACCTATTATATTATATAACTTAAAATATTAATGATATGATGAAGATAATCGATTATGTAGTTAAGACTTCAATAGTTTTGGCTGCTCTTTTAATTATGGGATATTTCTTCCCAGTTGTAAGTTGGTTTGAAAAACCCCAACCAAGGAAGAATATGGTTTTCAGATGTGAGATGGTTGATGGTAAAGTTAGGGATTATACTTTAAACTTACCCGAAAATGTTACTTGGTATGTAGGTACCAATAGAGGTTCATATTATGTATCATTTGGTTCTCCCACTAAAAACCTTTATGGGAAGAAATGCCCAATAGATAATAACGAGAGTTGTATTAATGGTGTTTTAGTTTGTAAAAGAGTAAAATGAGAGAACCCAGTATTCACATTACTAAGTCTCAATTTGAGGAAATATTAAATACCTTAGAGGTAGATAACTTCCCAGTTGAGGCTTTTTTTGTTATTGCTCGAAAGGAGGCAATAAATCATAGAGCAGTCTTAGTTTCTAATAATAAGAATACTAAGCGAGTTAATAACATTTTACTAGCATCTAAGGGGGATGCTGCCCTTGTTGCTGATATTTTATATGCCACCCGTATAAAGTTAAAGCATAGGGGAGTTCGTAAAATAAACGAAAGTAATACAAGGGAATGGGCAAATTGTAAAAAGCTTGCCGAGATATGTAATACCTTCTGTGAGGATTTTAAATTTGATACTCGAGAAGGTTTTATTAAATATATTGAGACTGGGTTAAAGAGGATGACCGACTATCGGAATGTTATGCAAAGGTTAATATCTATGCAGGATAACATTACTAATCAAGTAGATGCCGAGATAGAATTGCAATATTCAGATTCAAAGCTTACTAAAGAGATACATGATTATTTCATAGGTAAGATTGCTAAGGCAACTGGTATTTATGAATCTTATGAAAACAAACCAGAGAAGTATGTACACTTTGCAAAGGTAGGAGAATTCCTAAAAGAAGAGGGTTGGGATTATAAGACATTCATTGATGCTCAGTTTGAATCTCTTGCATGGTGTAATGGATTACCAGATATTGCACAGATGTATACGGATAAAGCAATTGAAAGATACAATAAGTATTTATATAAGTATAAGAACAAAAAATCCCTGGAAGAGGAACCCGAAGTTGAAGGTTCTCTCTGGGAAAAAATTAATAATTAAAAAAGTAATATGAAAGGTTTACAATTTTTCGGAAACAGAGTAGAGGATGCAGCTAATGCTTTTATAGATGTCCTCAAGTATTCAGACCAATCCGTGGATTATCCAGATTTTAAGGATATCGAACCATGGCCTGATGAGATAATTAATATGTTCTATGTGATTTGGAAGAATGCCAAATTCTCAGAACTAAGTGCCATCATTATGTATACCCAACAGTCTTCTAGATTCGAGGAGGTATCAGAATTGATGTTGGGTATTGGTTTGGTAGAGATGAGGCATCTTGACAAGATATCTGATTTCTTACAAAGGGCAGACCCATACGAGGATTACTCTACCATGAATATTAATCCTACAATTGAGATTGGTTCTACTTGGGAACAAGCTTTAAAGATTGCTTTGAATTCTGAGATAGAAACTATTGGTCATTATAAAATGATTCAAAGGGCAATTACTCAATACGAGGAACGTTCTGATTATAATGACGTGAATTATTTCCTTGAGAAATTGATTGCGGATGAGGAGCATCATATGAAACTTCTCAAGGAAGCAATGGGTATGGATAAATCTACTAAGGGTGTAACGGTAATTATCAAATGAGTAAGATAATTATTCAGAATGGGAATATGTGCGAACTTGACTTACCTCTTAAGTTCGCACAGAAACTTTATAATGAGTTTGCCATTCGACATCCGAATGCTTTCTACTTACGTACAAGGCAAAGAGGTATGCAGAATTGGGACGGTAAGATTCATTACATTACCAAGACTGGGCAATTTAAAATAGGTTTACTTCCTAAGGTATACGATATGTGTATTGAAATGGGGATTAAACCTAAAGTTGTAGATATGAGACAACCCTTACCTAAAGTCAGTAAAGTAGTTACGAATATAGGTAAATATAAATTAAGACCCGAGCAAGAGAAAGCAGTTAAGTCTGTGATTAATAATCGAGTAGGTGATACACCTTTCCATATTGGTGTATTAGATTACACGGTTAATGCCGGTAAAACTCTTATCATGTCGTCTTTATATTTAACCTATAAGAAGCAGTTAAAGACTTTGC